CATTTTGTATGGGGCCAGAATCTCGTCGTTCTCCATCATGGGGACAAGATCAACACTCAAAGGATCTATGAAGCTGTGACTCGCAACCTGTCGAAAGAGTGGGGCGAGACGAAGCACAGAGTCGCATGGATGGGCCACATCCACCACAAGCAAGCTACGAAGGAGCTGGGGGGTATGACGGTAGAGAGTTGGAACGTGCTCGGCTCTTTGGACGCATGGCACGCAGGATCTGGCTATGGCGCGAGTCGATCCATGTCCAGCGTGATACTCCACAAAGAGTTTGGTGAGTTCTCAAGATTTAAAGTAGGGGCTGAGCAGTTATGAGCGCAAAGGATTACCAGATAGCTGGAACGCACTATAAGAACAAAGGCATTCAGCCGATCGAGTACATAATGGCGAACGGTCTGGATTTTTGTGAAGGTAATGTCGTAAAGTATATTAGTCGGTGGCGCGATAAAAACGGTCTAGATGACCTGCTAAAAGCCCGACACTATATCGACTTTTTAATTGAGAGGGTAAGAGATGATCGCATTGATGATTTGTGATGACTGCAACACGCAGATGGAGGAGGTCTTTACCGCACAGGAAGACTTCAGACTAAAAGGCTGGATGTGTCCGAGCTGCTTTCACTTTGCTGAAGCGATTGGCCGTGAGCGACTCTACAAGAAGGGAGACGATGATGGCGATCAAACGGGAAGCGTGTGACAAGTGGTTTAGTGACGTTGTTCGGCTAAAAGCCAGCTACACTTGCGAGCATTGCGGCAAGCAGGACGGTCGGATGGAATGCGCTCATATATATGGGCGCAGACTTAAGTCGGTCAGGTGGTCGCTAGATAACGCTGTCTGCCTTTGCCATTGGTGTCATAGAGACTTCACGGAGAACCCATTGAAATTCACGGACTGGCTCGATCAGTATTTTGGAAGTGGTCATTTGGACTTGCTCAGAGAGAAGAAGAACTCGATCCTCAAGGCGAACGATCTGGTCAAGAAAGAAGTGTCGGATCACTACCGATCAGAGCTGAGAAAGCTGGAGCAGGACGACTCATATAAGCCAGTTTCATATAACTGATATTTTTTTAACTATTCTCTAAACTTTTTTGTTGATATCTAAATTTAGCTGTGGCCTAATAAACACATGGTCAATAAAGACCTTCACTAAGGAGATGGATATGAACAACGTAGATCGAATCAATAAAGCACTTGAACTGGCCGAAGGTGGATTCTTCGCTTCTAAAGCGGCTCAGAAAGAAGCACTGGATTTTCTCAATACTGTGTACAGCTCAATCAAATATATTACACAAGATAAAATTCGTAACGACTTCTGGCTCGACTTTGAGCTGTCAGGCACCGAACCTTCTTTTGAGGAGCGTCAAGAGTTGTCAGAGAAAACTGACTTTCCATACGGCCTCTATCAAGTACGCGAAGCAAAGCACGCTGAGAAGTTCGGCGATGCATGGGCGCAGATCAAAGAGCTTGTAGAACTTCGCGATGAGCTGAAGGCTATGGAAGTTTCACCTAAGCAGGTAAGCCAGAAAGCATTGATCGCCCAGCAAGAGCGCAAGACTGCCAACTACGTAAAAGACAACGGCTTTCGCGCTAGCGTAAACTTCAGCAACAGATGGCACGACTGTGTGTCAGTTCTCGGTAACGACTTCATCCGAGTTGACTGGTACCGCAGAGGCAAGCGCGTTGCATTCGCAAGCGTATGTGCTGAGATGTGCCAGATGGTCGAACTCTGGGAGTCAAAGGGTATGCCCAACATGAAGGACTGGAGCTGGGAGCAAATCGAGAACTTCTACAGCGAAATCAAGGTGGCCGCGTAAGCGGCCCTTAACTGGAGGATTATCATGAGTGAATTTGTCTGGGACAAAGTAGACGTTTATTACTGCGAAGAGTGGAACTGCTGGACGATTGGTGGATACGATGCAGAAGGAAACCGCGAGTATTTGGGCGACGCTCATTACAAGCAGGACGCAATAGCGGAGGCAGAGGAATATGCTTTCTGCACAGCGTGCGGACCACAGAGGGGACGATCTGTTGAGGTCTATACGCGCAAAGGTGATCTTCAAAAGGTTGTATATGCCGAAGCGTAAACTAACACCGGAGCAGGTCAGGGCCATACGTGAAAACCGCGATGGCCTGTCCTATCCGAAACTGGCTAAGAAGTACGGCGTGCATCGAAATACGATCGTTTTTATCGTACAGAAAGTGACATGGACTGCTGTGTAGTGTTGTGCCTTATTGTCATTATTGTTGGCACGAGAAAGTGTTTGAAATGGGGAGGGAGTGGGTTTAGAATTGGAGTGTCGGTGGGTTGGCAGCCCTAAAGACCGACGGAACAAGGATTGGAATCGATGCACCCGACGGGTGTAATAATCTCAAATCCCATACCGTCAGTCAAGTTGCCACTACATATTGTGCCTCCGATAGTGTCGAGCCACTACAAATTGTGTTGTCGTCATGGTGCAACCGCTCAAGAAAGCCAGAGTTAAACGCCGACCTTTAGAGGACGGGACAAACAGCGTGAATGGTGACATATAGAGGGCGAGTGGCCTGCGTGCGGAGATACCTACCGCGAAGTGGTTTGCTGATTACTGGCGTTTAACGGGCAATTTGACATACACAGAATGAGAATGTGGGTATAGGTCACCTACAGTCCTCAAAAAGACAACTATGGCCTAAAAAAAGAGAGGTGGAGATGATACGGATTACGGTGAGTCAGTACGTGCATAATAAAGCCACAGAGATGGCGACAGGTGAAGCGTTCAACTCGATGACCATATTGGATGGTGGATCGGGCCAGTATGCAGGTAATGTTGCAGAGCTGTGCTTCTCCGAGTTTCTAGACTCTTACCTGTTGAACTATGAATACGTCGCAAAGGATATGGGTCACTATGACTTCATCCTGAACGGGTCAACGATCGACGTGAAGGCAAAGCAGCGCAATGTGGAGTGTCTTCCCCACTACGACGGCAATGTTGCAAAGTCACAAAAAAATTACGACGTTGATTTATACGTATTCGCCTCACTATTAATGAATAAAAACAGAGCGTTAGAGTGTCAGTTCATGGGCTGGATACCAAAAGCGCAATTTTGGCAAGACTGCACAGAGGGCAATAGTGGTGATACGATCAGAGGTCTTGTGTTACGTAAGAGCGCAGGATCTTTACCGTATGACAGAATGAGAAAAATGGAGGAGATATGGAACTACGACCACACCAAATAAGAGCGGTCGAGATGTTGCGCGACTCATTAAGAAGGGGAAACAAAAGGCCGATACTGGCCGCGCCGTGTTCTTTCGGCAAGACCATTACAGCGGCTTACATGCTCAAAGCAGCGGCTGAGAAAGGCAAGAGAGGCATCTTCATTTGTGACAGGGTGAAGCTAGTCCAACAAGCACTAGAGGCGTTCGACGTTCACGGGATAGACGTAGGCGTGATTCAGGCCGACCATGAAAGAACGAACTGGGACGCTCAAGTTCAGATTGCGTCGATTCACACAATGGCCAGACGATCGAGACTGGTCGAATTCGACTTCGCCATAGTCGATGAGTGTCACGTCGTGTATGACTCACTTAAGAAGTATATGGAGGCTTACAGCGCAGTGCCGTTTATTGGCCTTTCAGCGACTCCGTATTCAAAGGGATTGGGTAAGTATTACGATGATGTAGTTATGCCGATCAGCCCGCGTGAGTTATTAGACAAAGCGTATCTATGTCCGGTTGATTACTACGGCGGCGCACGGCCAAACCTGAAAGGCGTCAAGACGAAGGCGCTTAGAACAGGTGGTAGCGACTGGGACGAGAAAGCGTTGAGCAATGCCATAGATAAGGATGAGAAGCTAGCAGGTGATATCGTCAAGAATTGGTTCAAGCACGCGGAAGGCAAGCAGACGATCGCATTCTCGCCATCAATCAAGCACTCGAAGCACATGGTCGAGCTATTCAATGCCGCGGGAGTTCCCGCTGTCCATATTGACGGTTACATGGACGATGAGGAGCGCCAGTGGATATTCAGAGGACACGACGCGGGTGAGTTTAAGATCTTGTCTTGTTCTCGACTCCTAAACACGGGATATGACGCGCCCAAAGTTGAATGCCTGATAGACTGTTTCCCCACTAAGTCGATTATCTCGTATGTCCAGAGAGCTGGAAGGATAATGAGAACTGCCGAAGGGAAAGATCGTGCAATCTATCTCGATCACGCAGGAAATGTCACAAGACACGGATTCGCGGAAGACATTATTCCCGAAGAACTGGATGACGGGACTAAGCGATTCAACGAGCGCAAGCAGACGAAAGAGAAGAAAGAGCCGAAGGTCAAACAATGCCCACAGTGTTATCAGGAAATGGTGGGAATTAGATGTAAGTGTGGGTATGAGGTTCCGATTAGGGAACAGCTAGAAACGGACGCGCAGGAGCTTCAGAAGATCACTAAGGCGAGCAAGAACGACAAGGCCGAGTGGTTGGGTCAGTTGCAACTGTACGCGGCTCAGAAGCGCTATCAGGCGGGATACGCTGCACACTTGTATCGGCAGAAGTTTGGGGTGTGGCCGAGAGTTGAGCCAAAGCGCGCAGATCAAGTATCGGAGGAAGTGATGAACTTCATTAAGTACACATTTATCAAGAGGGCAAAAGGCAATGCTAGAAGCGTTTCTCAAGCGGCTTGAAAGGGTAAGAAAAAGCGGAAAAGGATACAGGGCTTGCTGTCCCGTCCATAAGGATAAAGACCCGTCTATGAGCATTACTGAAAAAGATGGGAAGGTTCTGGCTTACTGCTTTTCGTGTGGTGCTAACGGGCCGCAAGTTGCTGAGGCGCTCGATCTTCCGATGTCTGCATTGTTCTCTGAGCCGTTCATCAAGACTGGTCTATCGAGAAAGGATCAAGAGGATCTGGAGATGGACAGATTGATCATAATGATAGCTGAGAAGAATAAGCCAACAAGCTATTCGGACTTCAAAAGGCTCAAACTCGCGAGAGAAAGAGTGAAACAATTAGAGGCGAT